ACCTTTGGCATTGTTTTTATCTTTAACTGCTTTCTTAGGTGGTTGATTAAAAGATGAGGAGTGACGTACACCGTATTCATCGTAGTCGTCGCTACTAAAAGGTTCAGCTTTTTTTTCCTTAGCAGCTTTCTTCATTGGCTCTTTCTTGTCGCCATCTTTGTCCATGTCTAAGAAGTCTGGTTTGGCAGATTCGTTAAATGTTTGGAATTTAGCTTCTAAACTTTTAACAGCTTCCATGATATCACCTTTTGGCTCTACACTTTCGTATAATGGCTCTGATGATTTTGGAGTTGCTACTTCGGTAGCAAACACTGATTTTAATTTACCTAAGATATCGTACATATTGCTCATGTTATTTCTGTCCTTTTTTAGCGGATGGGATCTTATTTTGATTGCTACCTACAGGGCTAGTATTGCCTTGTGGTAATTCGTTGGTTGTTTTACCGTTGTTGCTTTCTGGTGTGTCATCTTTACCTTCAGCAATATCTTCTTTAGGTGTTGATAATTCTTTAAGAATACTATTAAAACTCGCATAGTCTTTACCAGCCTGTGTTGCTGCCGGATTGTCTTCGTAAGGTTTATCTAATACTGCTTCGCCTTGTTTAAATTCACGTAGATCGCTGTCACCACTTTCGTTCCAACGCCATAGTTCTTCTGGGTGGTTCTTAGGAACAACAAACACATTAGCTGCCGGAATATTAGCACGTTCAGCAATAACAGCACGAACCTGATCATTATTACATGGGTATTTAAGTACCGCATCTAATAGATATACTTGACAATTTTTGATGTTAGGAAAATCAATATCGCTTTCCATGATTGGCAAACGCTTTGGTGTACTTACGCTTTCTACCGCGTATGCTTCGAGAGCTGCTTTGATTTGGTCCATTCTTTCGTTAGGGTCAAAGTTAGCAATCTTAACACGGAATTCGTAAGTTTTTTGATTCTCTGCTAGATAATTTAAAAAGTTCTTCATACTCGTAAGGATCCTGTATAGTGTTATTTATGCTACTTTGGCAAATTACTCTTGCCCAAAAGCTGGTTTAATAGTTCGTTGCGATCAAGTATAACGCCTTTACCGTCTTCGGCGTCTAGTAGCTTGCTACCGTCGGTTTTTTCAGCATCTTTGGCTGCTTGTTGATCTAAGCGCATTTTCTTAAGCTGTAGGTCTACCATACGTAGCTTCTTATCTAACTTGGCTTGTTTAGCTGTAATAGCATGTCCTAGCAGTGTGCCCGCTGTGGCTAAGATATGCCCGCTAAAACGTGCTTCCACGTTCATGCCTAGATCAATTAGGTCATTGAACTTTTCTTTAGCTAGATCGCTTAGTTCATCTAGTTCTTTATCACTAGTGTCTAAATCTGCTACAAATGGCAGTGCAGCATCTATTTTATCAATCGCACGATCAACGTCTTCAATCATAGCGCGATTGTCTTCTATAGTGTTCTCTGCTTGTTCAACTGTTGTTTCTTCCGCAGGCGGTAAATTAAATAGGTCTGATAGTTTTTGTGTCATAGTTTATTATTTAACGTTTCATATTCTTGAAGATGTCGTATTCGGTTACAACTCTAAATCGAATATTGTTGGCTCTACACCACGCATCAGCGGCGGCCCATTTGGCCATGTTCATTGCTACCATAAGTTTATCACGATAACTACGTGCTGATTCCATCGTGGTTTCAGTACTGGGTTTAATTTCGATTAGTTCAGTGTGCTTACGTTGATTAGCATCTACATAGACTATTAAGAAATCTGGTACATAGATTGTCTGTTTGCCTTTTACAGGATTGAAATAAGGGATCTGTATTGCTTCACTGGCCCAATTAACTATTGCTGGATTATTATCGCAAAAACTACAAAAAGTAAATTCCCAACTGCTACGATAGGTAGGAACTTTTTTACCTATGTATTTTTCTGGGTGTTTGATTGTGTATTTGCCGTTGGCATACTTACTCATAATTACGCTAGAATTGCTCGTTGAATGTATTTGTTAATAGGTGGACTGTTGCTAATGCCTAATAGACTAGTTTCTACTCTATTAAAGTTTAACAACATTGCTAGGTACGCACTAAGTTCTTGTGTTTTTAGTTTACGGAATTCATCTAATAGCGACATAATATCCATACCCTGTGTTTGAGCAGTATAGATAACTGACGCCGCTAGTAATGTGCCGCTAGATTTATCTCCAGTTACAGACTGGAAGTATCCAACAACCGCATCGTTGACGTTTTGATTAACATTATAATTTTGTGAAAAGAAATTGTTAAAGTATTCAGTTGTGTTATTTAAACTTGAACTTGGTGGTAAATTGCCGATAGCCATAGTTGTTCCTTATACGTTTGTGATACCTTGATTACTTGACGGTAATTGATTATCTTGACTATTAATATTGTTTGTATTGGTAATCTTATTAACACCCGGAATTGCGCTAATTGCCTTGCTAATACCTTGATTAATACCAGCGGCTGTTGGAACAAAAACTGTGCTCAATGGATTTTGGCCACGCAATATATTTTTACCCAGTTGTTGTAGTTCTGCCGATGCTACGTTTTTCAAATTGGTATTTTTAAAATTATTTGCTGTTCTAAATCCACCCAAGGCAGCCTGTACAAAATTGCCATTGGCTAGGTTAGTTGTTACATCGCCTATACCTTCAATAAGACCACCTGGGCCTAAGATGCTTGTGGTGCCACCACCTAAACTGCTCAGTGGGCTTGCTTGGTTGTCGTAGTGTATTACATTAAATCCTTGTACTGTGCCATTGGTTACTGGACCAGTTTCGTAGCGTACTGCTTCGTATGCTACAGTCATACTATGTTCCATAGTATCGTATTCGCCAGCTATGTGTTGGCCGTGTTGGAAGTTAGTAATAGTTGGGCGCATCAATATATAAGAACTAAAGCTCTTTTGATGTAGGCTGTATATTCTTATAGCGTTAATATAGGTTGGTGTGTTATTACCGCCTTGTGGAGTATATCCCCAAGTTTGTTCTTGTCTTTGTTTATATTTGTGATCTTGATGGAAAAGTGATTCTTCGTGATCGGCATCTCTATAGTAGTAAGAGTAATAGTTGTACCAAAATTCACGCACTACATCTGCGCTATCATCGTGGAATGTTAGCGAAATTGGATCATAGTTAATACGTTCTTGTATTATGTTCTTTCTGTTGTAGGCGTTTAATGTTTTAGTTTGTACACTAAACTTAGGTAAGTTTACACTTTTAGCCATTAGCCCAATTTCAATTTGACTATTTTGATCTACTGTTGCTACTGTTGGATTAAGGTCAATGAACACATGGTACATTGTGCCAATTTTAGGACTTAATCTATATAGACCATCAACAAAGGTACGAGAGGCATGTTGCCAGTCGTGAATTTCATCACCTGTACCTAATTGTTGTAAAAATTGGTTAAAGAACCCTGCCATAATGTTTACCTATTTACATTATTTATCGAGATAAAAAAGCCCGGATTTTAACCGGGCTTTAAGTTGTGTCATCTGGATTAACCAGTAGTTGTTACACCTAACGTTCTAGCTACTGTACTACCAATACCTGTTTCTTCTGGAGTTTGTACAGCATTGTCATAGCGGATTGTTAACGCAATAGTCATTGGATCATTTGTACTATAATCAGCATCGCCGTAATCAGCATTACTAATATAGCAACCATATAGTTCCCAAGTTTCAAGAACATTAACTTGATTTGCTCCGTTACCACCATCCAATACTTCTAGTTTAGTGATAAATTTATAGTCAATGCCGCTTGATGCGCTTGATTGTTCCATAAAGTCGAATTGTTTTTGCATTTGCTCGCCAACACGTTTAGAAACACCGCCCGATGCGTCATCGCGCATTGTAACGGTAACTGTTTCCCATGTTGGTTTGCCTGCTAAGTAGATCTTACTGTTGTACACAGGGATTATAATTTCTTCAAAACTTAGTTTTGGACGAGTAAAGTTCATAACTTGTTTTGTTAATTCTGTAGTAGCTGGATCTACACCAAAATTTTCAAAAGTTACGCGAAAGCGGAACTTTAGTTTTGGCATTAACAAACCTTGAGCTGATGCGCTTTGGTCTGTTGCTAACGGTACTGTAAATTTGCTTAATGACGCTGTTGCCATTTTATTATTCCTTTTATATATTTATACCAATTCGTCTCATAAAATCTAGGGGAATTTCTTCCCCTAGCTTATGTTATAATTGGGCTCCTGTACTTCTAATACGTACTGGAACATAGATGAACTCAATTGCTTTGACTGGTTTAATAGCAATATCAACATACAATTCATTACGATCAATACGATCCGGTGTATTGTTTGTTTCGTCACATACTACCAAGTAGTCGTATAAACCACGTTTAGCAACTACATCATTCAATACTGCTTCAAATGATGATTTAACTTGGTTACGAGTAATTGTATCATTTGGTTCAAATATGAACGGACGAGCAACTTTGTCTAATACTAAACGTAAGTAGCAAATTAAACGTGCTACGTTAACACGATCCATTGCGCTTGTCATTGGGCTACGAGTTTTTTGACCGTATGCTACTAGACCAACACCTGGTAATACTGTT